AAAGTCGCCCTCGTAGGAGCGGCCCCGCCCAAAGTCGAACTTCACCCGGTGCACCTTCTCTATCGCGGGCGCCTGCCCGGCAAATCCCACGGGCCCACCCTCGGCAAACACGAGCTTCGGCTGCGGCCTTGGGGCCGTGATCCGGGGAGCGGCGGCCTGGATGGAGCGGTGCACCAGGCCGCCCGTGCCCATGATCCGACGGCCGCCGGAGAGAAGATAGTCCACCGCGGACCTGTCGATCTTTAACTGTCGGAAGGCCTCGAAAATCATGGGGCCGTACTTTTTAACGGCCGGCCGCGGCTCGATGAACTCCCCGCCCTCCACGTTGATATCCATGCCGCCCGCGGAATGCCTGGGCCCCATGGTGAGCCCGCCTGATTCGAACTTGTGCCGGTCGGAGCCCGCCCCGAACCAGTCGGGCGGAAGGTTGTTCGTAATCTCCTTGATTTCTTGAGCGGAGAGCTTCAACTGCTGGTTGATCTGGGCGATCTTGCCGGACGTGGACTCCAGCATGTTCTGGGTATAGCCGATCTGGGAGCGGATATCTGTCTGCTGGCCCTCGAGAGTATCTTTCAACTGCTCGAGGTTTCCGCCCTGGGCCTCCGTGATCCTGCGGATCAGGTCCACTGCAGCGGAAGTGGTATCCTCGAGCGTCATCACCGTCTCGCCGGCATCATTCTGGATTTCCCGGGCAAGGCCCTTGGCAAGATTCTTTGCCTCGGTAAAGAGCTCGTTTGCGGCCTCGTAATTGCCCCGGCTCATCTCGGATACGGCCTGGTTGTAGACTTCGTGGGCCTGCTTCCGCTCATCCAGCCAGGCCTGCTCATCGGTCATGAGATCGCGGTTCAGCTCCCGGATGGTGTCCGCCGTATCCGCGTGGAGATTCCGGATCTGCTCTTCCACCGAGGTGATCTTCGATTCAAGTCGGTCCCATTCCCCCATAAGCGCGGAAATTGCCGCTTCGCCGTCTTTCACCATTTCGGAATATGCGGATTTCACACGGTCGATGGCGGCCTTTGTTTCCTCCACGGTCTTGGGCGATCCGGACCAGAGATCCGCCCAGGCAGCCTGGAACTCGGAAGAGCGGTCGGTGAGATCCCGCATGGCGATATCGACGTCCGAGACGTCGTTTTCCCAATCGGAGATCCCCTGGCCGATTGCATCAATGTTTGCCCGGCCGGAGCGCATATCCTCCATCAGCCCCCGGAACATATTCTGCACGCCGGCCACTTCGGCCTGGAGCTCCTCGAAGGTCATATTCGAATAATCGATGGAGACCCCGTAGGCATCACGCACCGCCTCGGCCGTCCCCTCGAACGCTTTTTGCACGCTTCGCACCGCGCCCGCGAGCTGGGCCTGCTGCTTCATGCTCTTGCCGTAGATGAACTGATTGATGTTCTCCATCTGGGCCTGCATGGTGGACATGAACTCGGAATAGGTGCGCGTGGACTCGGCCACGGTCTCGCGGGAATATTGGGCCAGCCAGGCCCCGAAATCCTTGGCGAGAGATTTTCTGGCCTCCTGCGCGCGCTTTTCGGATTCGATCTTTTTGTCCGCCAGGTCCTCGGCGGCCTGCTTTTCCTTGTTCACCGCGATCTGGTACTCGGCAGATTCCTTGCCGTGAATCTCCTTTGCAGCCTCGGCAGCCTTTCTCGCCTGCTCGACCTTGGCCCGGGCAAATTCCATTTCGGCCTGAATTTTCCGGTCCACCGCCTCCTGGTGGGAGATGACGCCTTCCTCTTCCAGGTCGTCGATGTATGCGAGCTGCTTGGCGAGCTCATCGCGCTGGGCCTCGGTCTCTTCACGGATAAAGGAGATCCGCTCCCGGTATTTTTCCCGGGCGGATTTTTCCTGCTCCTGATCGGCTTCTTTTACCGCTTTGGTCTGGGTTTCGAGCTCCCGGATCCGAAGCTGGGTGAGATCGATCTCCATCTCGCGGATCTGCTTCTTGAGGTTTTTCTCGTAATCGAGCTTTTCCTCTGTCTCCTCTGCATAGGAGTTGACGGATTTTTCGAGCTCCTCCCGAACCAGGGCGAGCTTCTCCCGGATGAAATCCCGCCGGGCCTGGATGCGTTCTTCCCGGGCCTTTTCCTCGGCGATCTTCTTTTGCGCCTCCGCCAAATCAATGGCCGCGATCTCTTCCCGGAGGGCAAGTTCAAGCCCCTCCACCCGGCCCTGGATCCGGTCCTGCTTTTTCCGGTAAATGTCCTCTTCCTGCTCCTCGGTCTCCCGGTTGGCGTCCCGCTTTTTCGCTTCCGCATCAACCTCGGCTTGCGCTTCATCCATGGCCGCCCGCATGCGCGCCTGGGCCCTCTTGATGGCGGATTCGGCGGCCTTCTTTTCCGAATCATCGATTGCCGCTATCTTCTCCCGGGTCCGATCGATCACATCCAGATGCCTTTTGAGAGCATCGATCCTGCGATCGATATTCTCGTTCGCCTTGTCTGCCCCGAACAGCTTCCCCCAGATCTTCGAGAGCTCAAGCACCTTGATCTGCGCCTTGGTAAACCACTCATCGATGGTGGCATACATCCCCTGAACGGCCTTTTCCACGAGATCGATCTCGCCGATCACCTTCCCAAGCTGCCACCCGCCGATAAATGCCGTAACAGCACCGAAAGCTGAAATCAAAGCGGTCGAGAGAGAGGACACCGCGCCTTTGAGCAATCCCGTGGAGACCGTCGCGGCCTGGGCCGCCTTGAAGTACCCACCAAACCAGGCGATGATGCCGGTGCCGGTCACCTTGAGCATGGCAGCATTCAAGGCCAGAACCACACCGGTCAGCTTAGAAATCACGATGGACCCGCCGCCGATCACAGCGATCCATTTGCCGTATTCGGCGATGAAGGAGCCTATTGCCCGGACCCATTCCCAAGCAGCCAGAACCGTAGACCGAAGCCGCTCCCCAAGATTCTTTTGGGTGCGGATCCAATCGGTAAAGTCCTTCGTGATCCTGGCGATCTCCGGGGCAAGGCTTGCGATGGCGCGCATCAACTGAGAAGAGATGACAGCCTTCAGGTCGGTGATCCTGTCGGTCGCCCGCTCGGACTGCCGAAGGATGTCTTCTTCGACCACGATCCCGAGACGGCGGGCAGAGGCCCGGTATTCGTCAAGGCCGTCCCTGCCGTCCTTCAGCATGTTGACCATGGCCGCGCCTTCGGAGTCGAAAGCCTTGAACGCGATCCGGAGCTGCTCGCTCTCGGACCCCGCATTCTTTACAGCCTCGGCCAGATCCCCCAAGACATCTTCGGCTGCCCGGGTGTTTCCACTCGCGTCCCGGACCGCAATGTCGTATTTGTCCAGCGTATCCTTGAGCTCGCCACTGCCGCTGGCTGCCTCCGCCACTCTCCGGGAAAACCGCTGAAGGCCCATGTCCAGGGTGCGGAGGTTTACGCCGGAGCGTTCCCCGGCAAACCGGAGTTCCTGCAGGGCGTCCGTGGTAAATCCGATCTTATCCGCGGTCTTTGCGGTGGAGTCGGCAAGAGAAAGCTGGCGGTTGATGAGGTATCCGATTCCAGCAGACCCCGCGGCAGTGGCGAACGCGCTGCGCAGAATACCCGACCAGTTCACAGCGGCCCTTCGGTTGTCCCGCAGTCGCTCGGTGAACGTGCTTACCCCGGTCCTGGCCTTTGTGAAAAAAGAGGCTGTAGGCTTTTGGGCTGCCGCGAACTCGGCGCCGGTATCGTTGATCGAGCGGCGGGCGGTTTCGAGCCTTGCCTTGAGCTGGCTCTGGGCCGTGGCCAGGTCCTTGGTATTAATGCCGGCAGAAGAAAGGGAGCGCCGCATCTGCTCCAGGGCAACCTCGTTCTCGTTGTACTGCTGCTTGAGCTTCCGCGCAGACTTCACCTGGGAGTTGAACGAGCGCTTGAGCTTGGCGGTGGGGCCGTCGGTGGTTTTGATCTCGCGGGCAAGGGCGGCGATTTTATTTTGCGCTTCCTGCCATTCCTGGCCCAAGGCGGCCGTGTCGGTCTTCAGCTTCTTGAACTCGGAGACCTGGCCAAGGGTGCTTTGGACCTTCTTGTACTCAGCGTTCAGCTCATCGAGCCTGGCGTTCAGCTTGTTGACAGCCTCAGAATTGCTGTCAAGCCCTGCCTGGAGCTGGCCCTTGAGCTGCTGCTTGACCTGGCCGAACCCCTTGGAGATGGCCTGTATGTCTATGGTGAACCTGGGCATGCCCTACCCTTTTCGCTTTTTCCTTCGCTCCCTGCGCCTCTTCACCGCCTCGGGAACCTCATCCGCCGCCTTGCCGCCGCCCTTTCGCTTCAGGCCATCTATCGCCTTGTCGAGACCCCGGAGGTACTTTTTGAACCCATCCTTTTCCGCCTGACTACTCCGGACCAGGACCGCAAGATCCCTCATCCGCTCGAGGCGATGCCGCTCGTCGTCCCGGTCGGATTCGTCGGCGTAGTCGATGCAGGCCCGGAAGAAGCTCCATCCGTACTCCCAGCAGCCTGCATGGCCGCGCTCGGTAAGACGGCAAACGCATCGGTCAAGATCGCGGACAGAAAGTCGTCCACTGCTTTCTGAATTGGCGGCCGCTTCATCGCGGTCCGGATCAGGTGCAAAAAATCGGCGTTCACCTCGCTCCATGCGTCCCAGAGCTGCCGGAGATCCGAGGGCGCCATGTCCTCGATCTGGGAGAGCGTGACATCCGAGCACATGGATAGGATCTCCAGGACCTTCTCGTTCGAGAGATTCTCCAGGTCCTCGACGATGCCCCGGATCTGTTTGACGGAAAGCTCAAAGACGGTGATGTCCGCCCCGTTGATGGCTACCTGTTTGCTTCGTTTCGCCATTTCTTCCCCGCTGGTTTCGTTCAAGGTTCAATGTTCAATGTTCGGGAAGTTGACGGCCCAGGGTGAAAATCCCCTTGAACCGTCAACCCTGGGCGTTGAACGATCAGTTGTACTGGCGGATCCGATAGGGGGCCGATTTTCCGCTGGGCGTCTTGGGCGTGCCGGAGAGCTCCAGGGAGTTGAAGTCATCGGCCAGGAAGTCAATGGGCGAATCGGGCTTGAGCTGCACCTCCCAGACCTCCACTTCCACGTCCTTGCCATTCACCAGGTTCGTACCGTCCAGGAAGATGTAGGCTTTGATGGTGGGCTGGACAGCGCCAAGGACTTCGAGGCCGGTAACGGAGGCGTAATCAAAAGAAACGAGCAGGACCTCGCCCGCCTCGATCTGGCCGGTGGAGAGCGCCCGGATCATGCCGTTACGGCTCGTGACCTCGTAGTCGGTGTCCTGGACCGCCACGATCTTGCCCATGTCCTGCCAGGTGGCGTCCCCGTCGGTCACGGTGGTGCCGTCGGTGGGCCAGGTGGGCTCGGAAACGCCGGACGTTCCAGCCACGGTGCATTTGTAAAAATGCTCGTTCGGGGTGGTCGGCACCGCGTAGTCGCCTACCGAATAAGCGGTTTCCGTGGCATGGGCGCTGGCCGTGGAGCCTGCCTGCCGGGTGACGGAAAGGCCGGACTCGATGTCCACGTTTCTTTGCGAGAGCCGGAAATACTTATCCAGGGACTCAATTGTCACCTCTTCATCGGTGACAGAGCCGGCGGTGACATCGACATCCGACAAGCTCCCCAGAAGCGCCATGGCGATTGTCTTCATGTTGAGCTGGTTCAAGGTGAGCGACACGGAAGGCGGCTGGTTGATGGTCGCCGTGGCGATCACCTGGCCGTAATTGTTGCGGCCCTTGCCGGTCTGCTCCTTTACCTCGGCGCTCGACTGGATGGAAAGGGCGGTGGCGTTTCCCGCATAATCGAGGCCGTTTCGCGAGCCGTCCGCGTTGAGCCAGTCGATGTAGGTATCTCCCGCACCGAGAAAGCTGTCAGTGTTTAAATCCATGACTTATGTCCTCCTGATTTGATTGATGTATTCGATACTCACGGTCATGCCGCTGATATAGAGAGGGTGCACCGCGGATTGCCCCACGGCGCCGTCCTTAATGGAGATTTTGCCGAAATTTGCGGCAAAGAGAGCTGAGAAGGCCCGGGCCCGGAAGGCGTCCGCCTGGAGGATGCCCTCGTAGGTATAGGTGCGATTCGCCGCATCATGGCTCAGGGTTTCGTTCTTGATTCCCGCCGCCAGATCCACCTCGTAAGTTACGCGGGGACTTGCCCCGCCGCCCGCGATCCGGATCTCGGTAACGGCAAGCAGGGGGTAGTGCTCCGCCTCCGGCGGGTTGTTCTCATCGATCCCCACGAACAGGGTGAACGGCTCCCCCAGGTTGGTTTCCGCCCACTCGGTAAGATCCGGATTGCCGGCGGTGGCGGAGATGAATTTATTGATCAACTCGTTCATTCCCTCGCGTACCTCTCCATATTGGCGAAGAACTTACGCTCAAGGTTTAGGATGATCCGGTCACGCTCGGCCTCGAACACCGGTTCGATCAGCTCGCGGCCCGGGACCTTCAATGTTTTTGTTGCAGCGTTGAGCGGCAGCCCCAGGCCGAAAAAAAGCTTCTGCATTTTCCGGGTGACCTTTACCGAATAACCCCTGGCCTGCTTGGCAAGAATTTGCCGAAAAGGTGCGGAAGGGCTCACGAAACCGACGGAGAGCTCCTTCAGGTCTTTGTCCACCAGGTAGCGGATCCCGCCCTTGAATTTTAAAAGCGGATTGACCGTCTTCTGGGCGGTCTCCGTGATCATCTTGGGTGCACGTTTACGGGGACGATTCCGGTAACCCTTGCGCAGCCGCATGGTGTAGGGGTGCAGTTTCTCCCAAGAACGGCCCGGAGGACCTCCGGCATCAAATGCGAGCTGAATCTCCTTTCGCAGCCGATAGCCCTCCGAGGAAAGCGCGGAATTGATGGCCCGGTCCGCCCACCTGGGGAATTGGCGGGCAAGATCATCAAAGTTCTCGATACCGACCTCGCCCCTGGTGTCGAAAAAGACCTCCACCTTACTCATTGCGACGTTTCCCCCCGGTCATGTTCAGGATCCGCTCCTTTTCCCCCTGCGGAATATCCATGTAAACGATAATGGCCCGCATCATTTGAAACTGAAGCCGCTGGCTGTCGATCAGGGCATCGAGCTTTTCCGCCGCGTCTCCATCCGCTTTGGTTACTGCCTGGTGCTGCAGGGCACACTCCCGGCGGGTCATGAAGACCTTCCCCATGGCCACGAAAAGGGCGATGCACGATATGATGGCCGTCAAGAGCGCGATCAGAGTTGTTTCCATGCCGGAATACGGGGGCATATCCTCTCTTCCTCAAACATTGAACGTTGAACCTTGAACTAAAACACCGTCCTCAAATCCGCCTCGATCTGTGCCTCGATCAAACCCTGGTCCCTGGACTCCTCGCCGAGCACCGTCCAGACGCGGCCCGACGGGTCGGTAACCCTGTCCTGGTACTTCATCTCGCCTCCGAAATCGGATAACGCCGAGGCAAAGACGAAGATGCTTCCGAGCCGGCTTCTGGCCTCGCTCGAAGACCTGAAGCTTTTGTCCCGGCTGAAATCCCCGTCCTGCAGATCCACGGGGATGGTGCGCGTTACGCCGGTTCCGGGGCGGTGGTACTCCATGGGCGCAAAGGGCGGCATCATCTGGGCGATTTCGTTGTCCCGCTCCATGGGATCCTTGAAGACGGCCATCAGTAGACCTCCCGGATGGTGAGATGCAGATAGGGGTTTCCCTCCAGCATGCCCACGAACTGGACGAATGTTTTCCCGGAATTCAGGACCGCACGGTGCCCGGAGAGTTTTCCGAAATGCTCGCCCAGGAGGATGCAGCCGGCGGTATCATCCGCCGTGTTCCCTGCGTGAAACAGGATGTCCGAGCGGCCGGGGACGCCAACGACCTGGAAGGTTTTTCCGAAGCGCGGAGATCGCACCCGCCGGCAGAGATACTGCTGTGCCGGGATCGAGGAGCGGTTCTCCGCGTTTTCGAAATCGCCGGGCTCCAGGGTCGCGCAAAAGACCTCTTTGTTGACCTTGAGGACCCCGAGAGTCCCGGCGTCGGTTTCTTCCAGGCGGATCAGTTCAAGGACCGGAGTCATATTTCCTATCCCCTGGGGACAGATCTATAGATCTGTCCCCATCAGATTACGACGTGGTCTTGATGGAGCCGATCAGGAGACCGCAGTTCTTTGCGATATCCGTCTGCACCGTGCCGTCGTCCTTGTAGCTGCGGATCAGCCGCTCGTCCACATGATGGCGGCAGCGGTAAACGTCGGAGCGGCTCTGGTTCTCCCGGTAGACTTCGACAATCGGGGTCTCCTGGGAATCCTTCGTCCAAATGAAGGTCCGGCCCACGCAAGGCTGGCGAAGATCCCGGCCATTGGATACCCGGTAGAGGCCCGCGTAGAGATCCGACCAGATGTCGGTGAGGCTTCTGCTCTGGCCTTCGTCCGCGGAGTCGTACATAGCGTTTGCGATCCGCACCCGGTCGATGTTGAAGACCGCTGCGAGCTGCTCGGCCGAAATCCGGTTCATGTCGATGCCGGGGAAGGTGTACTTGAGCTGGTCGCGCACCTCGGCCGTGGACACGATATTGAGATACGTGGACCAGCAGATCACCATGAGGTTGGGGAAAACGCCAAGCTTGTTGCGGAAGGTGCTTTTCGCGTCGTTCACGTCCGCGATCGGGGTGCCGTCGGCCGCCACGTCCCATTTGTTCGAGACGTCTTTCACGTCGAAAACGGCCGTGTCCTGCGCTTTGTCCGCAATCCGTATCTCCTGGGCCCGGAGAACGATATCGGTTGCGCTCATGATGGTGACGTCCTCGGCGAGACCGGGTGCCTCCGCGTCCAGGCGGGCGCGCTCGTCATCGTCCAGCGGCTCCTCGATGCCTTTGTCCTCGGTCTTGTAGTAGCCGCGCTCGTATTCCCATCCGGTGCGGTTGTAGCCGCCGCGGGCGGAGCGCTCCACTTTCACCTGTTTCATGAACTGCTCCAGCGGAATCACCTTGAACGTGGAAGTGTCGCGCACCGTGGGGTAAGGCGGCATCACCTCCAGGCCGACAAAGCCGCGGGAAGCCGCGTCCTGCTGGGCCTCGATCACCACGTCGCCCAGGTCCGGCCGGTAAACTGTTGATCCGTCAGTGGGTCTCATTTTTAAAAACCTCCGGTTTTAAGGTATTAGGTATTAGGTGTTGGGTGTCAGGTCTTGTCTTTCTCCCGGGACAGATCTATAGATCTGTCCCGAATGCCGGAAAAATGCGCTTAATCGGCGATATCGACGGTGTCGCCGTACCCGTGGGGGATAACGCCGAAGACGGAGCCGTCCCCGCTCGCGGCCTGCAGGGCCTTGCCGACCTTCTTGAACTTGGAGGAGCCCATGTCCTGCCAGGTGGCGGTGTTGTCGTCCACCGTGGTGCCGTCCGTGGGCCAGGTGGGCTCGGAGCTGTTCGACGTGCCGGCGGACGTGCATTTGTAGTAATGCTCGTTTGCGGTGGTGGGCCTCACCAGGTCGCCCTCGGCGTAGGAGGTGCTCGCCTCCCAGGCGGGAACGGATGATGCCGGAAGGGCGCACACCTTGCCGTCGTCGTCCTGGTAGGCGTCCGCCTCGCGGGCGATGGCACCGGACGCGGTCACCCTCAGCGTCCCCTGCTTGTTGATCCAATCGATGGAGACGGTCTCTCCCGCCGCTTTCGCGGAAAGGGTCGCGCCGATGGCGTCATCTGCCACGGCCTGCGTGCAGTGGAGCACCTTGCCGGATGCGAGCTTGGCGAGCCTTGCGTCCGAGACGCCGCCCGCGCCCGCCACGAAACCGGCCGGCCCGTTGTGATATATGGCTTTACCCATTTTTTGAATCCTCCGAAGAAGTGATAAGTTTTCAGTTTTAAGTGTTCCGTGTTAAGAAAAGGGCCGCCTCGATCTGGCGCTCAGGCGGTTTTGTTGTTCGCGGCCTTGAGGTATGCCTTGTGGGCCTCCGGGTTGGCGGACTTCACCTTCTGGATGGCCTCGGCCTTGCCGCACTTGTGCTCGGTCATGTAGGCGGTCACCAGGGCGTTGAAGTCCTGGGGCTGGCCGCCGCCCCCGCCCGCGCCGTTGTTGCCCTGGGTGAGGGGCGGGGTGCCCTGGCTGTTGATCCCGTCCAGGATCCGCTGGCGGCTCTCCAGGTCCGGGTCCGCGGCGCCGGCTGCGGGCTGCCCGCTTCCATCTCCCGCGGGCGTCTGGGCCTGGCCGCCGCCGTTTCCGGCATCGCTTCCGTCAGCCGGTTTCTCCGGGGCCTTTGCGCCGCCGAAAATTCCCTGGAGCGCCTGTATCTGTGCGGGTTTCAGGTTGGTGTCCATCAGGGCGCAGACCTTTTTCTTTCCGTCATCGCCCGCCACGAGGCCGACGAACTCCAGGACCGTCTCCCGGTCCATGCCGCCGTCGCCCTGGGCGGAGGCGGCAGCCGTCTGCCCCTCCTGGTAGCCTTCGTCCCGGACCTGCTTGAAAAGCTCCGGGTGCTGGGTCTTCAGCTCGTTGTAATCCATGTTTTGATCCTCCTGGTTGCTGTTGATTTGCTGCAAGAATTCATCGAAATCGCTCACGATGGTATCGATCAGGCCGTTCTCCTTGGCCTGGTCGGCAAGAAAGATTTTCCCGTCCGCGGCCGCCAGGACCGCGCCGGTGGTCATGCCCCGATATCCGGCCACGGAATCGATGAATATGGTGTAAAGGCTGTCCCACCGCTCCTGGAGGTAGGCCTTATCGTTCTTGGAGAGCGGCCCGTCCGGATTCCCCACGGCCTTGTATTTTCCGGCGGTCATGTGGGTGATTCGGATTCCGATCTTGTCGTTCAGCTTGGATTCATCGATATGGGTCCAGCGGACGCCGATGGAGCCCAGAAGGGCGGTACGCGGGGCATAGACCTTTTTTGCGACAGAGCCCAACCAGTAGGCGGCGGACGTCATCTGCCCGTCCGCGTAGGTGTAGATGGGCTTTTTCTGGCCGGCCCGGAAGAGGAAGGCTGCAAGCTCCAGCACACCGGGGACCATGCCGCCGGGAGAGAATACCTTGAGGACGATTTTGTCCACGGACGCATCCGAAAGGGCCGCCTCCACCTGGGCCTGAATGCCGGCATAGGTTCCCCCGCCAAAGAGCATGGAGAAAAGGGAGGCCTCCTTGGTAAGCTCGCCCTGGACCTTGATGATGGCGGCCCCGCTCCGCACCTCATAGGAAAGGCGCTTTTTCGGGTCCGCTTTCTCCAGGCGATCGACGGCCGCCCGGATCTCGTTTTCATCAACCCCCCGGGCGCGGGCAAAAAGGGAATCCATCGCGCTCTTCTCGATGGCCCAGGGCGCATCCGTCAACATGGAAAGCAGTACGCTGTTCATTGATCCTTCCTTCCGTTTTCCATCTGCATCTCCCGTTCCCGGCCGCGCTGCCGGATCTTGGACTCCCAATCCCCGCCCATTTCAGCGGCCACCTCGGAGAGGGTGACGATGTCTTCCTGCAGGCCCTTGATGTTTGCCTGCATCTCCTTTAAAGGATCCACGTGCCCGCGCTTGGGCGGTATCCAGCGGGCCCGGCAGATGGCCTGGCGGTTCTTGTAAAAATCCATGCCGCGCGGAATGCGGATCCGGCCACGGAGCCAGGCTTCCTCCATGACCATCTCCCAGACCGGCTGGCAGAACATGTCCACCTGCCATTTCTGGTAGAAGCCGAAGACCCGCCACGCCTCGAGGAGGGCCGCCCGGGCGGAGGAATAATTTGTCTTTGAAAAATCCTTTGCGATAACCTCGTAGGGCAGGCCGACGGAGGCACCCATGGTGCGGATGATCCGCTCCACGAAATCAGGGAAGGTGTTGCCGGGCCGGTTCGGGGAGAGAACGTGCGGCTTCTCGCCAGATTTTCCGTAATAGATGCCGCCCGCCGAGATCTGCTTGTACCCGGAGCTGTTCTGTTGGCCCTGGGCCGCGCCGTAGGGGTCCGCCGTTTCGATCCAGACGGGGAAGGAGCTTGCCACGATCGCCCCCACCACCTCGAAATCGAGATAATCGTGGAGATCCCGGAAAGACTTCATGCCCGGTGCCAGGGCGGAGATCCCGCGCACCTGCTCCTCGTGCTTCTGGACAAAGCCGTGAAAGCACCCGGGGCGGTGTCCGATCCAGGCAGGCACCACCGCGTACTCCCCCGAGGAGAGCGTGGAGACCGAGCGCGCGGAAAAGTTGTTCTGCGGGTTTGCGATGAGGTAGTGTGCGGGCGCTCCGTAGCTGGTCAACTGGACGCCGTCGCGGACCCGCGGGCTCGATATCAGATCCCTGGGCGTGCAGAGCCGGGAGGGGTGAAGGCACTGGAGCGCCATGGAGTAGGTGCGGTGGGGCGTATCGAGCACCACCGGCACGCGGAGGTATTCGCCGTGCACCAGGGTCGAGTAGGTTGTCAAGAACTGCATCAGCCAGAAAGGCATCCGGCCGCCGGCGTCCGCCTCGCGCGTCCAGATGGAAAACTCCCATTCGGCCTGCACCTGGAAATCCCGGGTCTCCTCGTCGGTCCAGCCCAGAACGTCCTGGTGGGGGGTTGCCTGGGGGATGAGGCCGGTTCCGATCACGTTCATGGACATCGAGTCCACGACGCTTGCGGCATGCGGATCGTTTACGACCAGGTCCTCGGCCCGGGTGGTGACGATCTCCCGCTCTTTTTCCTCGGAAAAGCGGTTCAACCGCCGGGTGATCCAGTTCTGCATGGTGCCCGCGAACTGCCCGGCCGTCTGCGAAACACCGGGATACCCACCGCCGGTGAGCGGGGCCTTGGCCCGGACGGGCTGGGAGCCCGGGCCGGCACCGGCGGCAGGCCCCAGAATGGCCGAGCGCAAGCGGCCGGAAATCCCGGCTGCGGTCGGCACCAGCGGAAAGCCCGATCGGCTGTAGACGGATGATATGGAGGGAAGATTCTTATCCATCCACGTCACCTGGAGGGAATGGCGGGGACGCATTGCGGACCCGGAGCCGCGCCCGCTGTCATGCGGGACTCTTCGGCCGCCAGGTGCTCGAGCGTCTTTCGGATTTCAGGGAGATCCGCCCGGGTGTAGCGGCGGTTGCCGATGGAATACTCCTGGGCGTGCGTGACGGCGAAAAGCGCCGCCTTGTAGGCCGCCTTCAGCTCCGCCAGCTCTTCCAGGGTGTAAATGTCTGCCATAAAAAAAACCCCGCATGTGGTGTGAAAACTCAAAAAAAGCCACAATATGCGGGGTCAGTTTATCGCGGAACTATCGATTCGGTAAAATAAAGTGTGGAAAGTATGGAAAGTATGGACAGTTTTTTTGTCGGAAATGAAAAAAAACGACAAACAGTCTTTACCGGGAAAACTTTTTTCCCAGCTCTGCATCGACCAGGCCGACAGCGGACACGAGTTGGTCCTTCAATTCCCGAAGCCTGCGGGCATACAAGGCCCCGTCAATATCGGTCCCGGCCCGAAAATCGAGGAAAGAGACTTCGACCACCTCGCTGAAATCAAAACTCCGGTCCTCCACGCAGCCGCTTACGACCAGTCGGCCCGGCTTTTCATTATCGAAACTCAAGCCCACATCCCGAAAAACATCCCTTTCCAGGTCTTCGTAATCCTCACACATCACTGTCCTCCAACCCGAGGTCTTCCTCCTCTATCTCCAATTCTGCCAGGAAATCCCGGAAACTCCACTTGAGAGCCCGCAAAGCCTCGGAATACACTTCCCGCGACTCCTCGTCTTCCATGGCGGAGATTTCGTTCTTCTGCTTCTCCAGCTCCGCCCGGAGAACCGGCCAGCTCATGTTGCCCGCGATGATTTCACAGGCAATGCAAAGAGCCCTGTCGGAAAGAAGACACTTTCCCATGAGATCCTCTTCCCTGTTCTTTTTCGCAGCCTTTAATGCAGAAATGATCTCGGCCTGGGACTCGACGACGGACTCGAGAACCTTCACTGACAACCCCATAAACACCCCCTTTTTATCCCATTTTTCCGAAAACCATACCGGAGTCGCGGTTTTTCGTTACAGATTTTCCAGAATTCGTACCGCCTGGATAGATCACGACACATTTTCCGCAATAGCAGCCCTCCGGATCCCCGGGCGGGCAGCGCTGCTCGAAACACTCCTGGAATTCGGAAAGACCGTATGCCCAACAGACCAGTTCCGCCCAGCAGGCCGTCTCGATGTCGTGATCGAGAGCAAAGGCGATTCGTTGATCGATTACATGTTTTGGATAACTGGAAAGCATATAGGCCTCCGCTATTTCTCCCTGCCTTTGAAATGCTCGATCTCCCAGAGGGCCTTCTTAAACAGCTCAACCGGCCGCCTCGCCCGCTCCGAACACTCCCGACAAGGAAGAACGGCCATCTTCGCGGTGGCCTCGGATGCGCTCCCGAACTCCACCTTTGATTTTTTGTTGCAAGCTTCCAGCTCGCCACCGCACTCGGCGCAAACGAGCCTAAAGCTTATGTTGGTCCTTATCGCTACCATGGCGGCACCCTCCATTAAAATCATGATTATAACTGTTCCGAAAGCGGGTCCCCGCATATCGGGCAAAAAAATACCGGAAGACCCGTGCTGGCCTTGCAACTGTTGCCGAAATCGACGTAAACGAAAGCCATGACGGAAACAGCCACCTCTCCAGAGCCGGAATCTCCGAACTTTTCGACCAAACGGGCCTCTACTTCCTGAATGTGATCACACATGACCTTTCCTCGCTTCGACTGCAAAGGCCGAGACTTCCAGCCCGGAATTATCGATATTCGACTCCTCCAAGGCTTTTTCCGAAGCCTCTTCCTCACTTGCAGCCATAATGACATGATGGGTCTCACCTATATATTCCACGGTCACCCGAAACTCCCGAAGCTCTCCTTTTTCAAGGGCCGCCGTTTCTGCCTCCAGGTTCTCTATTCTGGCCTCCATATCGTATATGGCGTTGATTTGTTCACGATCACCAAAAACAAGCGGCCTTCTCAAAGCTGCCGGAACCTCATGCTCCGAGACTAAGCGATTCAATGACATATTTTCTCCTCCTAATTTATAATGGTTGAAATAACCAGTAGGCGCGGCTTTATGCGCCTGTCTGGTTTATTGATTGGATATCTATCCAAGCTCCATTACGCCTTCATCCGGGCATTCCGCATAATAGGCAATTGTTTTACCTTCAAACTCTTCGATCGCGAATTCGGTTTCAAGCACATCGCTATCATAATCAGCATGAGTATTATGAAGCGGTGTAAAGCCTGCTAATGTTGCCAGATCTACTATTTGTTTGCCTGTAAGGATCATGTCTCCTCCTGATAGATAACGTAAAAATCAGCGGCGGCGTTAGCCGTCCGACTGAATTGCTGGTTATCTGTTTTCTTCTACTGCGCCTAAAATCCCGAAAAAAACAAATAAGACTATGGCAATCACCCACCTGTACACCTCTATCGGCTCCCCAAATTTGAATTGAGAGGCGGCAAACATTCCTAGTGTAAAACCAGCGGCATGACTAAGGAAAAGATATATAGCGCTCATTCAAAAACCTCCTTTTGACAGATAACAAGTGGTTATACAGACCCGGATATCATGCGATATGCGGCGCTGCGGAAAAACCTTGAACATTGAACATTGAACCTTGAACCATCATCTTCCCCTCTCCCGCTCCTCCTGGCACTCCACACAACACCGGCACCCCGGCACCGCCCGCCGCCTTGCCTCCGGGATCTCCTCGCCGCAGTCCTCGCACTCGATTGCTGTTTCGGTTTCCGAAAGGCCCGCGCGGATCTCGGCGATCCGCGCGGCAAGTCCCCGGGCCGTGTATTCGTCGGCCTGGTCGATCACATCCGCCATATTCATCACCCCCGCTGTGCTTTCAAGTCAGTTTCCGAGTGGGTCAAAAAGGGATCCGTCACCGGGAAGATCTTCATCTCGATGCGATCCAGGCCCGGCCGGCCGAGCCGGTTCATGCGGCAGTGCTCCCAAAGGTCCAGCAGGAGCTCGGCCGCGGCATCGTCGAAATCCTTGCCCGTGACCGATCGCGGACCGATGGCGAGATCCCCGTCCAGGTAGACGAACCCCTCATAGACCAGGGCGCGGCGTTTTTCCATATGCCGGAACTTACTCCGGACGATCCGGCAGGCCCGGGCCTCGATCTGCTGGATCCGCTGCCGGGATACGCCCAGGGCCTCGGCCACAACATCCATGAGATCTCCCGGCGTCCGCTTGAACTTTGACGGGCCATCGAGAGCCAGGCTCTGCTGGTTGATGGCCCGGCTTTGCTCGATCTGGTTTCGACGGTAGCAGGCGGGACAGTAACGCCTGGTAGGGCGCTTTCCGAACGCGATGCGGCCGCACTCGTGACAGCGGAGAATGACGCGGTCAATGGAGCGGTACTTACCGCACAGGGAACAGACGAACTGCTTTGCCCCGCGCACCCGGGCCGGATTTTTCTCCGCATGACCGCAGTTGAAAACAACCACCAGGGCGCCAGGGCCCGCATCATCGAGGAGGGCCTCCGGGCACGCAGCTTCAGCCGCCATCTCTCATTTCCCCCTTGGTCAACATGCGGTGCGTGTACACCATGTTTTCCAGCTGACTCTTGATAAAGTACAGGGCTTGCAGCTCTGGCGTGCGGAAATCCTCCCCGGCCACGTCGGCAAGGCGCTCCAGGAGCTCCGGCCGATCGGAGAAATCGAGGGTGAGATGGAGCGGCTCTTCTACCGGCCCGGAAAACCCATACATGGCACCATAGTGTGTCTCAAGCGATCCGCTTACCTGCCGCCGGATCCCGCCCCTGGCCTCTCCGGTGAACCCGCCGGCGGCATCCGCCGAATTGGCCGGGGCCTCTTCGGGCTGATCCGGATCCGGAACGGAAGCTTCCACCGCCTCCGCCTTTGCATTTATGGCCTCGGCCTTGGCGACCAGGGCCTTGGTCTTTGCCGCCTGGGCTTTTTTGTCGGCAGCAGCCCGCCTTTCCCTATTTCTCTTTCTGTCCCGCTCCCGCTTGCAGTCCTTGCACTCGGGCGCCAGGCCGTCCTTGCAGCCCGGATTCTTGTAAAAATGATCCGAATCCGCTGGCTTCTCTTTTCCACACTTGGTGCAAACCTTCGGTTTTTCGCTTTTTTCCGCTTCAGGCATTTGTAAACCCCCGCTTTCTTCGGGCCGCGGCGCCGGCACGAAATGATCCGGATCCGCCAGGTACCGGATATAGTCCAGCCGATCATGACAGTTGACGCATGCATCCGTGTTTTTATCGCCGTGCAGGTTATCGCAACTCCGGCATGGGCTGATCATGACGCCGCTCCCTGGTTGATGGTTTCGCTATTCCTGTTCGAACGGGCCTTCGGAGGCATCGGAATCCTGGGAAAGAAACCGCTCCACCTCGGATTCGTACACCCGTTTTCCGCCCTGGCCGGCCCCGACCGTGACCGCCTGCAGGTGGCCGCTGTTGATGAGGTTGTAGACGTGGCTCTTACTGCAGGAGAGCCGGCCTGAAACTTGTTTGATGTTCAAAAGCCGGTCCTTTTTCCCGGCCTCCGTCGGCTGGTCCTGCAGCCGCTGCCACACTTCCGGATAGGACATGGTAAAGCCTCCCGTAATCGTCCGCGCGGGGCCGCCCCCGCCATTCATGTTTACCGCCCGCGGCGGTTGTTGAACCAATCCGGCCGGCGGCGCCCCCCGTCGCGCGCCCCTTCTCCCGGCCCCTCTTCGGCTGCTGCCGGACCGGCATCCTCTTCATGCGGATCCGCCAGAAGATGAACACCACCGCCCGGCCATTCAGGATCGGCCAGGGCGTGGGCAATGACCTCGCAGTCGAGGTAGTGGTTGTCCCGCGCCTTCTGCACCCACATCTCGCGGCCGTTCTTCTGCCGCTCCTTTACCTCGGCAAGGATCTGGCGGGAATAGTCCCGGCCCGTGTCCTGGTGGAGGAAGGAGGCCATGGGGCCGCCCTCGCCCGCCGTGGCCTTCTCCACCCGGAAATGATACAGGTCCTTGAATTTGTCTGTGTCCAGGCTGATCAACTGGATGCCGCCCGGGATGGCCTTGCCGGAGGGTGCGCGCTCGAGCGACTTTCCGACGGAGAGCTTTGCCGCAAGCGGGCGGGATGCGCCTTTCGTGCCCCATACCGGACAACCCCTGCCCCGGTTCTGCGTGATCCAGAAATAGACCTCTTCGGCCATGCCCATCTCTTCCTTGTACTTGGTTCCGCCGGTGTCGATGCCGGCCCGCCAGATCCGAAGGGAGGCGCTTCCCGAGGGGCCGCCGCCGATGACCGGGTATTGCGCCATGAACAGGAGGTGCTCGACTTCCGCCCAGGTGGAGAGGAGACCGTAGTGGATCAGCCAGTTCGTGTAGTCCCTGGCCCAGGCTCGGACGGTGAAGGGAAAGCCGTATTTCTGGTGGTCGATGCCGCACGTAAGGGCGATTGCCGTTTCCGGCACGTGCTGCGGCGGCAGGTTTTTCACCTTGGCGGAAAGGATCTTGTCTTCCGTTGCGGTGACGACGGTCTGCTTCCAGCACTCGGCCTTGTACTGAGTGACGAAAATCCGGAGCTTGTCTGGCGATTCCTGGCCTCGGAGGAACATCCCCGCGCACTCGGAGAGGGATACGAACGGCGAGTACCAGGCCGACAGGTGGAGCGCCACGTTTTCGGGCCGCTGCGGGACCTCGCTCGGGGCCATGGGAGAAATCTCGCCGTTCGGCCATTTGTCGTCATAGTGATATGGCACCCAACAGCCGCGCCTTACGGCCAGGTCCCGGTGGCCGTCGTCCCAGCCCATGCCGCAGGATTCACACACGTAGCGGGCAAGCTTTTTCGCCTCGATCTTCCGGGGGTCCCGGATCTTCTCGGGCCACCGGATGTTGTCGAAATCCATGCGCTGTGAATGGCCGCACATTGGGCAGAGAGCATGATAGATACAGAGCACATCCGCCTCGGAGCGGATGAGCTGGGTGATCGGGGCGTCCTCATCCTCCGGCGTGGTGAAGTAGAGGAGCTTTCGGGTGTGAGGGTAAGCATTGGTCCGCTGGTCCCCAAGGGAAAGGTTGATGCGCGGCCAGTATTTATCCACCTCATCGAAGAACATATAGCGGGCGGATTCCGAGGCGAGCGCGGAAACGGAGGTCGCCCAGGCGATAAGAAGGTCCATCCCGTTTTTGAAGCTGACGGAAAGCGTTGACGTGTCGTCCACGCGATCGGAGAGGAGCCTGGACACCCGGCGGTGGGCCCGGAACATAGGGATCAATTGCCGCTTTGCGATCCGCTTGGCCGTATTCTCCGAGGCCATCACGTAAAAGGCCGTGTCCGGATCCTGGTCGATCACGTAGTTCAGGCAGTTCGCCCCGACCTGCGTCTTTCCGGTCTGGGGAGCCCAGCACATGTAGATCCGCCGCACCCAGGGCATGTTGAACAGATCCATGGGAAACCGGCAATATTCCGTGTTCTCGTTCTTCCATGGACCCGGCCACGGCCCCCGGGTCACTTCCCGGTAGCGGGAGGCGTGCTCCGATACCAGGAGGTTCTCCTTTGCCCGGAACACGCGGCGCTCTGCCCTCGTAAACGAAAACTCGTAAGCCTGGTCTATGTTTTCCGCCGGCAAGGACACGTCATCACCCCTGGCAAGCAGCCGCTGCCATCAAAAGGCCCTTGGAGGCCCTGCATTCCGTGAACCCACCCTGGCTGATCAGACGGTCGAGGCCCTCCAGGGACCAGGCCATGATCCCGGGGAGCTCATCAAAATACAGCTTTTGATACAAGAAAGGGTCGGCCTTTCGCCCCGAACCAAAATCACTGAATTGGCGAGTAAAAACGATCGGCAGCAGCCTGGCGGCCATGCCGGCATCCATCGGGCGTGGCCATTGATTCGTCTCGATGACTACTTTGCAGCGGGGCCGGAACACGAAGAAATTTCCCTCCCCATCGCATGCATTGATGGAATCGCCCGTCACGATCGCCTTGAAATACGCCAGAAACTCTTTCGAAAAATCGGAACCATAAACAACGCATAGCGCCTTTTCATGGAGGATTCTCCGCTCAAGGCTCCCGAACCGGCTGGCGGGAGCATCCAGGAAGCAGATATTTTCAATGCCTACCACCGCCCCCAGGACCTTCGTCAAAACAGACTTCCCGTTTTGCCCGGGCCCCACGAGCAACAGGCTTTTGCCGTATGCGGTGGAGTTGGTCATGCAGTACCCGAAAAACTCCTGCACCTGCCGGATCATCTCCGGCTGCCCGATACTTTCCTCCAGAAATGCCTTCCACCGATCGCACCTCTGATCCGGATCGATCGGAAACCGTTTGTTCTTAATGATTTTTACAGCCCCGCTGGCCTCCATAAATCCTCCTTCAGTTTTCATGGTTCACCCGCCAGGTCTTCTCCTGGCTGTAGCGATCGAGCCAGGCCTCGGCCTGCCGCAGGTAGTAATCAATGAGATCCGGCGCTTTGTCCGGATCCCCGTCCACCATCCGGATCAGCTCCGAGGCCTCCGACCGGATGAAATTCTCGATATCGCTCTTGAACACCCTGGCTCTGGCGGCAAGCTCCCGGTCCCACTCCTCGCGCGGAACGTATTGCCCCAGCTCGATCTTGGTCTTGGTGTCCCAGTGCCTGGCCTGCGCGCGGATCTTCTCCAGCTCCGCCGCGGCCTTCTGCTCGGCCAACTCTTCCACCGAGACCTGCCCGGCGGATCCGTCTTTCTTCTCCAGCCACTGCCGGGCATACTTTTCCACCGCCTTGACCGAAAACCACCCGTCAGCACCCGGCCGCAGCCGGCCCTCCTTCTTGTGCTTGTACGCGGCGGACTTGCTGATCTTCCAGCCGGCCGCATCCAGGTGGGCAATAACAGCGGGGATATTTTTCAGCTTGTCGGTCATCAGTTGAACTGCCTCTTTATCCGCGATCTGATCTTCCTTGCAGATCCTGATCGAAGCTCCGCTTTCCGCTCAGTCATGCACGCCTTGCAATAGCTGTGGTATCCATTCCCCCGCTTGTTCCAAAATTCATCGTCCAGCGGCCAATACTCACCACAAAAGACACAAAGACGTTCCGTACCCATATCGGTTCCTATGACCTTCGAAGACTCCTTCATACCTTCAACTCCCGCCGCCACAGCCGGACTGTTTCCCGGTTGCAGCCGATCACCTCCGCGATCCGGACATCGGATTCACCGCGGGCAAACAGGTAGAAGAGCAAGACGATCTCCTGGTTGGACAAACCCTTGCCGGCCAGGACGGTACCGGTTCGCGCGGTGAAGGTTTTCCCGCAGTCGTAACAGTTAACCGCCTTGCCCTGCCAAAACCGCACCGATTTCGCCTGATTCAACCCAGAACCGCATGCAGGACAACTCGCCCCGTCGGGATGCAAATGCTTAAAAATAAACTCTCTACAGACATCCTTATCCAAAAATCTGGGCCCGAACAGATCCACGGCGGACAACAAAGATTTCAATTGATTTTTTTGTGCAAATTCGGCATGTTCCATTTTTCCACCCATTTTTTATTCCAAAAGTAGCGATAAGTCGCGTTGCTATGACCCCTACGTTTTCTGGCGTTGCGAAGGACCCGTTGAGGTTTTGAGGCCGCCGTAGCCGGGGTGTTGGGGGATGATGTGCTGGCCGGTGGACACCAGGTGCTCGATGTCCGGCAGGGCAGCAAGCAGCAGCTCGAGGGCTTGGTCGATAATATCTCTGCGCTCGGGGCTGGTATCAGGACCGATCGACGGTGTGAAGCGGAGCGTCGGCCTGCCCTGTAAGAGCACGAGGCGGACGCCGGCGTGCTTGTTTTCCCGGAGGAAGTGGGACAGGATCACGACGGAAGGGTATTGCTTCCAGGCATCCCTGGAAGTGTCGAAGCCCGGCTTTTCCGGCGCAGCCTGGACGAGCTCCGGCTTGACTTCAGGAGCAGGTGGTACGGAGTATTTATCGAGAACTGCCTGGTACATTCGGTTAACCTCCTGTTTTTATTGGTGTGGTCAGGGTGGTCAAAGCGGGTCAAGGCGGCCGGTCAGGGCGGAAACCCGCATGAATATTGGTGTGGTCAGGGTGGTCAAGGTACTTTTTAAGAAGTCTAAAAAATTGTGGGAAACAGACATGCGCGCGCGCACGCATGCGTATTGTTTTGGCGATCCACCCTGACCACCCTGACCACCCTGCATTAACTTATTGGTTTGGCTAAGGATTACCCGGTCAAGGTGAGGGCCTTTCCGCCCTGACCGCACCTTGACCACCCTGACCACTTGAGACCTGCTAAAGCCACGAGGGGGACAGGGGGCCGGGGGAGCTGCGCAAGGCGCCCCGACCATCAAGGCTGAGAGGCCATGGTCATTTTGACCACGGTTATTCAGGCAAGAAGTCATTGATGGCAATCCCCTGAATCTTCTGAATGCGTTTACCTTCCACACGCGGGCGGATGAGCTGAAGGTTGTCCTTGGCCGCGTAGAGCTCCCGAAAGAAGTTTTCCCTTGAGAAGGCCTTGTACCCGTTTGTCCCGCAATACTTCTGGTACTCCTTGAAAAGATCGGTCTTATCCGTGGTGTATTCGTCACCCATGAGGCATCGATCGTCCACGAAACAGAGGACCGGGTTATTGAGCCGCTTATAGAAAAGCAGGGCTTCTTGCGTCTCCTGACAGTCCGTGAACCGGCCTTCCTTCCATAATCGGTGCAGGCCCACCAGGGACCAGGCGAATATCTCGGAAAGCTCGGCCTTGAGTTTCTCGAACAGCCACGGATCCGTGTCCGGATCATCTTCCTTGAACTGGCGCTTGAACTGAATGGGCAGCACCCGCCTGTAGAAGCCGTCAGAGTTATCCAGGACGCGCGGCAGGCGGTTTGCCGAGAAGACAAGCTTACAGAAGGGCGAGAACTCGAAGGAGTCCTTATGCTTGAATGCCGCATTGATGGGGTCTCCCGCGGCGATCTTCTTGAAATATTCGCTCTCCAGGGCGGTGCTCGATGTCTCCGTGGAGAAGTTGACCGCTTTCTGGTAGAGGGAGGCGCGGAGGAACTGGTTTTCCAGCTCGTTAAAGGATACGCTGGACGTGTTGTCCTTGCCCACCAGCTCCCGCAGGACTTTCAACATCACCGACTTGCCGTCGGATCCGGGCCCGACCAGGAACAAACTCTTTGCATGAATCACGTCCTTGGTGAGGCAGTAGCCGAAGAATTCCTGCACCTGCTGGATCACCTCGGGCGTCTGGATACCCTGCCGCAAAAATGACAACCAGCGATCGCACACGCGGGTTGAATCCGGATCGAACGTAACGCCCAGCTCGAAGGTTGCGAAATAGTCTTCCTTGTGCGGGTAAAGCTTCCAGGTTTCCAGGTCAAGCATGCCGTTTTTGAGGCACACCAAGTGCTTATAATCATTGATCGACCTGCCGTCCGGCAAGGTGGAGAGGTTTTTCACCTGGTATACCGCATCCTCGATGCGGCTTTTCTGCGCCTCGCACCCCAGCAGCTTGATTGCCAGGGCCTTTACGTGATCCTCGTGGAATTCCTGCCAGTAGCGGCCATTCCACCGGTAGATCATGCCGGATCCGGGGTCTGACAGCACCCGGTGCTTTTCCATGATCTTTTCGGCCACGAGCCGCGCCCGGAAGGTGAGCCGGCCGTTGAAGTTCTCGGAGAAGAACTCCCTGGCCTGGGAGGTGATGTGCGGCAGCACGTCGATGGGCACGGCCTCGTCGATCAGCGGCCACATATCATCGAGCGTTTTGCGGTGCTTTACGAAGAAATCGGTCAGGTCCTGGCCGTGGTCTTCCGGCCACAGTCCGTCAACGCCCTTTCCCATGAATTCCGGCCAGTCGATGCCGCGAAGCGATCGCACCACCTTGGCCAAATGCGGCGCCGCATAATCGTTCGCGTAATGCTGGCCGGCCTGGTCTGCGTCGTAGGCGATCACCACGTCCCGGTTTTCGAACTTCCGGGCATGGTCCCTGGTCCATTGCTTGGGCTTGCTGGTCTGGGTAATGGCGTTCAAGCCCTGCGATTCCGCGCAGAGCATGTCCGGCTCGCCCTCGCAGAGCACCACCGGGGACTTATCCGGATCCGGAGAAGGCGGGAAAAGCCTGGCCGCTCCGTAATCCGCGCCCCATGATATGATTTTGGACTCTTTTTCCCGGAGCTTGCCGGGCTTATAGAGCCGGATGTTGCGGATATGCCCGTCATCGTCCGGTATCGGTATGGCCACTCGCTCCGGCTTGCGGAGCTTCTTTATTTCACCCGTCTTCTTGGCCTGGTAATGCGTCTGCAGCTTTAGATTACGGCGCTTTATAACTTCCTCGGACCAGCCCCGGTGCGTCTTGAGCCACGCGATCCAGTCCGGCGGCAGTGGGCCGAGCATTTCAAAAACGTCATCGAGCGGCGGTGGCCCGCCGTCCTTGTGCTTTTCTTTCCGGGGCGCGGGGCGGGGGGAAGGGGTCGTGCCCGGCGGGCCGTCCTTGTTCCCGCCCGCCCGCTTTATGCCGTACTCCCTGCAGAACGCCTTGAACCCGTCTTCCGGGCCATATCCCTTGACCCGGCTCCACAGGTCCACCAGGTCGCCGGTGGCGTGGCAGGAGCTGCAATTGAAAACGTCTTTCTTGTAATTGTAGGAAAACGACGCGTTCTTATCTTCATGCACCGGGCAAAGCCCGGTCAGCTCGCCCTTGCCGTCGTATTCCTTCTTTGTTGCGAAAAGCCCCTCGGCGATCTGCCGCCTTGCGGCCTCATCCAGATGATCCAGCGCCACGCCCATAATCTACAACTCCGAAAACCGGGCTTGCGTGGTCACACCTTCATACTTGTAGAGCTCGTAGAGAGTCGCCTCGATCCGCGCGCGGAAAACCGGGTCCGTGTCCCGGCAGCCGTCCTCCACGTTGAAACAATTCGTCCTGGCATGCCGGAAAACGATTTTCTTGTACCAGTGGCTGTGCTTTCGCCACACGGCCAGAAGCCCGTCCGCCTGCAGGCGAAAACCCGCGGCCATGGAATAGGCGATCACGTCCATGATGGTCCGGTCGGTCACCACCAGGTCATAATGGGCCATGGCGTTCAGCTCCGCCGCGATCTGGTGGTAAAAGATCCACTCCTGGGCCTCGCGTGTCGCCTCCCGGTTGATCGGATAGGGGCAGCATCGCTCCACGTCCGAGACCACCTTCACGGTCTTGCCCGGGTTTTCCTTGCTCAAAATCGCCGCGTAATCGTATGCGGCAACCGTCTTGCCGGTGCCCTGGGGGCCGGTAAAGGCGTGTATCATCCGTCCGCCTCCTCTTTCTCGATACGGGCCCTCTCGCAGGACCGGTTGATATTGACATCCAGGACGATGAACAGCCCCAGGATCAATAACGGGACAAAAACCACTTCAACCGCAGACATCGCTCCCCCTCGTGGACCCAGCGGATCCGGCCGTTGATTGACAGATAAATCCGGTGCCGATACCGGCGGGCGCATCGCGCAACCCCCGCAATGTGGCTGGGGTGCGAAAAGTTCGCCGGCAGGCCCGCGGCCCTGGCCTCTTTCTTAATCGCCCTGGCCTTTTTCGATCGCTGCTGTTTTCCCACCAGAGGACCGCCTCAGAAAAAGCTCCATGGTTTCGTCAATCTCGCTCTTGGCCTCCTGGCAGAAATGGAGGACCTCTTCGGCTGATGCTTTCTTCCGGATCGCGGAATGAAACCGCGTCAATGGCGGGTAGTCGTCCAGGCATTCGTCCTCGATGGTATCCCCGTCCGGCTCGCAATCCCCGTTTTTCGCTTTCAGCTCGCACCCCACCAGGTGGGCCTGCCGGGCCACCGCGATCCGGGCCACGTCCCCGGCCCCGATCTCGATCAGCCGGTCCAGCAGGGACTCGTAGCGGTCAATGGGGTTTCTCGCCTGGCTCTCGGTGGTGGCCGGGTTTGCGGCCCACCGCTCCACCTGCCGGCCGGTCACCTTGTACATGCGGCACAAAAAGCCCTTGCCCAGGTGATGGATGGCCGCGGAGTAGATCTGCCAGGTCTTCAAAGGCGGTTTTTTCGGTTCCCTGTTCATTCTGTCTGCCCTTTCTCGATATTCGTGGGATTCAACACGGCCCGGGCCAACGCCCTGGCTTCCCCGGCGCCGTAAAACCAGGCGTCCGCCTGCGGCGTGCCCATCTGGTACGGGCACGTCAGCTCGCCCGTTTCACCGAGCCTGTGCCGCAGGGTGGCCAGGTGGCCCTCCTTGTATGCATCGCTTCTCGGGTCCCTGGGCCTTGAAAACGCCTCTTCATGGAGCTGCCGCGCGGTCTTTCGGCTTGAGGTTTTCGGTTTCTCGCTCATTTCGTCCTTACCTTTCAGGCAGTTGTTGCCGTAGCCTGATCCCGGGCATCGAAATCGGCCACAAAGCGGATCATAAGCTTTGCCAAGTCGAGGATATCTTGCGTGCAGCACCAGTATTCGACCTTGCACCCGTCCGGCTCGTTCATATGGACCTTCAGCATCAAGGAGTTGTCAGGCGTGGCGAAAACGAGATTCCCCTCGGGATCCCGGCAAACCGAAACGAACCGCAGCCGGTCCCGGAACATCAAGTCCGACGGCATAACGTGGAAATTCTGTTTCACCGAACCCTCCATGCGCCCCCCTTTAATTGTCGATAACCCAACAAAACGACGGTTTAGAGATTGATAAAAAAAGGGCTGAAAACGATGGTTGCCACACCGAAACGCTTTCAGCCCGTTTTATTATGGCCGTTTCCGTTTCCGAGAACGGCCTTCCGCTGCTTGGCCGTTGATTTCATCCACCACAGCGGGTCATGCCCAAACAAATCTGACAACTTCTCGGCGGTTTCTAAAGAACAGCCAGCATGACCATTCAGAAACTTACTAACGAACCCCTGGGTTCGACCAAGACGATTTGCCAATTCAATTTGATTCATGATTGGAATATTTATTCTATAAAAGAATTTCTGTCAAGAATAAATATTCACCAAAGGAATTTTTTTATATATACTCCCATTGCGCCTTTTAAATATCCGGTGTAAAAGTGAATTCACAAAATATTCCTATCAGTAATATTTTTAATAGAGCCCGAAACACCGGAAACAAAATGCCGATAGACATAGATAAAGCATTTGCTGCCGCCCTCTCCTATTTCCTTGCAAACAAACCCAAAAAGAGCCTTACCCAAAAGGAAGTCGGGAAAAGAGTCGGATTATCGCAAAGCCAAATATCCAAAATAGCTAAAGGGCAAAGCAAAAGCGAAGAGTCAACGAGAAGGGCAATTGCAGACCTCTACGACTTCGAATACGAAAACTTTATCAACTACGGACGAAGCCTGCTTATGGCGGCCAACTCCAAACGGCCCGACCAAATACCCGTCCACGGCCCCGTAAAAGAACCTCCCCCCACCGTACAAAACGAATCAGAACCGTCCGCTGCCAACCAAGAAACTCCGGAATACAAACCAGCAAACGAAAAACTGCGCCCCATCCGCCAGCAGCACGTATGCCTCATAGACCTCTTCCCGGACCAGGAGGAGGCCTATGAAATCAATAAAAAACTGCTCGAAATAAAGAAGGCGGACCCCGCCAGGTGGGACCGGGTAAAGGAGTATATCGAGCTCCAGTTCGCCCAAATCGACGCAAAAAAAATTGTAGGCGAAAATTCCGAGTGATAAAGTGACCCACTCCAAAGACGCAAGGAAACTACGTTTTTCATCATGAGCGATATTCACCCACGAAAAGGAGGTTTCATGAAGGCTTGTAGGGTAATGATTCTTATGGTCCTGGCCCTGGCGATCGCGCTGCCGACACTCTGCTTTGCGGACGAACGGGAAATAGACGATGTTGAATACATCGGGAAAAAGATGGAGGTGGACGATTCGGTGGGCACCCTGATTTCGGAATTCGGCCCGCCCCTCTACAAAGACAAGATCACCATGAAAGCTGGTATTACGGGCGGCATCGAGCGGGACGTGAAACTATGGTTCTACCAGCTCGGAGGGGAATACGGTATTCCGAAAACGAGCTACAAGTTCATGCTGGTGGACGGAATCGTCAAGGCCATCTACGAGATAGAATAGCAGACCATCATCACCTGGAGGGGACCATGAAGTGCCCGAAATGCGGCGGAGAAAACCCGACCGGAACGAAGGAGTGCAAACACTGCGGGATCATTATTGAAAAGTACAAAGCTTCCGACAACCACGCAAACAACTCTCCGCCATCTTCTTCCTCATCGCAAAAAAAGCACACGAAGCATACAGAGTCGACTTACACTTCCGATCGCACTTTTTTTGATTTCGAATTCAACCGCTTTGCAACCCCAATGCTTATAAAGATCGCCTATGCCTTTATCGTCCTGGTGGGGGGATTAGGTGCGGCTCTTCTATGCGTCACCGCAATCACAAAAGGCCAGATCGGCAGGGCCGCACTCGCGATCTTCTCCTATGCCGTCGGCCTGGTCCTCTTTAGACTCTATGCCGAATTCATGATCATCCTTTTCAAGATCGAGGAAAATACCCGAAAGCCGTAAACCCGGGGGAGGAGTGTTATGACAAAAAGAAGAGGCATTACAGGCCAAAGAACCTATGCCGAGCGAACCATTTCCAGGCTGCAGGGCATTCTAAGCGGAATCGCAGCAGATAAAAAAATGAATAACCTGGAGATTGCAGGCCTGTACCGATGGTTGAATGAAAATGAATTCTTGAGGGAGCAGTATCCTTTCCACGAACTTACCGACATGATCGACGAAGTCCTGTCGGACGGCATAATCGATGAGGACGAAAGAGATGACCTGCTGACATGGTGCAGGGATTACACGGACGCGAACTCCCTTCTCAAAACCGTGGAAACGGAGGCCGCAAGACAACTTCACGGCTTTTTGCACGGCATCGTGATCGACAACAAGGTCAACGACCAAGAAGTATATGGACTCAGAGAATGGCTGCAGGCTTTCTCCGAATATAAAACCATATGGCCATTCTCCGAAATATGGAACCTTCTGGAGGCGATCCTGGCGGACGGAATCGTCGATGAAGAAGAGCGCCAATACCTGATCGACTTCTGCATGGAATTCAGCGAGCGCCCGATAGATGCAGCCGTGATCCACGACGACATTTACAAAAAGCGATTCATGAAAAATAATGCCCCGATTCTAAAGCCGGTTACGGCACTATGCGACCAGGTGACGAAAATCGCCTTCGAAAGCAACACTTTTTGCCTTACCGGACCCGCCAAGGCCGGGAAAAGGGGAGAAATCGAACATTCCATTGAAAGGGCCGGCGGCACCATTCGTCCGCGAGTAGACAAAAGCCTGAACTATCTTGTCATAGGAGCGAACAGCTCCCCTTGCTGGGTTTACTCCACCTATGGACGCAAAATCGAACAGGCAATGCAGCTCAGGCAAAACGGAAACCAGCCGCTTATTCTCTATGAAGACACCTTTATCCCGCTCCTGCAAACAGCACTGCAAATATAAATTTTCCCCTTGACAACCTGCCAAAAATCCGGCTAACGTTCCCCCCGCCACATCGAAACGCTTTCAGCCCATCTCCAACGGGGATGGGCCTTGTCACAACCAACCAAAGAACAGATGGACCGCATCGAGCGCAAGCTCGACATGATCATCGAGCACTTCAATATCGGTGCGTCCGGCCAGGCCAGAAGATCCAACCAGGAGATCGACTCGGTGGTAAGGGATAAGATTTACCTCTTGCAAAACCGCAAGCGGAAAGCTAAGAAATGAGCCCATGGCGATCCGCAAAATTGCAGATAAAAAATTCCAGATCGACATCCGCCAGGGCCGCAAGGGCCAGCGGATCCGCTTCACCTTCGAAGGCTCCGAGGAAGAAGCCCGGATCGCCGAGGTAAAGGCAAAAAAGCAACTTGGGAAAACCGCGAGAGACTCCCACCTGATATCCGAAATCGCCCCCGATTACCTGGAATACGTCCGACAACACCAGTCCCCGAAAACCCATCTCGACAAAAAGCGCATGATCTTCGGCCATATCCTCGGCTTTTTCGGAAACTACCATTTCGATTTCATCAGCAGCGCCATCATAGGCTCATACAAGAGCAAACGCCTGGACGAAATCCTGCTGGCCGAGGAAAAGGCTGCAAAAAAAGCAGGGAAGCAACCGACGAAAGACAAGGGCAGACGCCAGGTGAACCTGGAGCTGCTTACCCTTTCCGCCATGTGGAAGTGGGCCTATGAAAACGGCATGTGCGTGGATGAGCCCATCAAGGTCCAGAAGCTCCCCTATCGACGGCCCGAGCCTGACACCTTAACCAGGGGTGAAGTTCAATTGATCCTCGAGTCAGCAAATCCTTTCCACAAGGCCCTTATCGGATGCCTATACTATGCGGGCATGCGGATGGATGAAGTCTTTAATTTGACGCTTCGGAGCGTGAACCTTGACGGAAGGTATATCCGGGTGAAGGGAAAAGGTGGGTATGAAAGGCTGGTTCCCATAGCGGAAAAACTCTATGCAATGCTGCAGGGCCAGATGAAATGCAGAAAACTCTGTGGCTTTGATTATCTATTCCCATCGCTCCGGATCGCGGGCGCCAAGGCCACCGATATGCGGCGGGGCCTGTGGGGGGCCATGAAGCGGGCTGGCATTAACAAACGGGTGACCCCGCACATGTTTCGCCACTCCTTTGCAACCCACATGCTGGAAGCAGGAAAAGACCTCCGTACCATCCAGGAGCTGCTCGGCCACAAAGAGGTGAGCACCACCCAGATTTACACGCACGTGGCCCTGAATCGAAAAAAGGACGCCATTGGAAGCCTGTGACCACGTGGTCATTTTTCGCCGAAATATTCATTATAAATCAAAGGCCTTATAAAATAGCACATAGAACTCTTAATCAGTAGGTTCGGGGTTCGATTCCCTGACGGCCCACCAATTCCGGGTTTGTAGAGACACTCTCTACAAACCCTTTTTTTTGGGTGAAAAAAAGGTG